AAAGCGAAGTGCCGATCATCACGCAGGGAGATGATTACCTTGCGCTTGAAGATGGCAACCCGCCGGTTGCGCAGCGCCCTATTCTGTTAGACGACTCCACGTTTTTCCGTGACCCGTCTACGAACGTGGCGTATGGCATCAAGTTTATCAACCAACTGCAATACAACAACATTGCAGTCAAGACGGTGACGAGTACGTACCCGCAAGTCATGTTTGTAAACAATACGTTTCCGAACATTACGTTGTCGGTATATCCGGTGCCGAGCAGACTGTTAGAGTTTCACTTTATATCGGTTCAGCGTCTTGCCAACCCGACGACTCTTGAGACCAATCTAGAGTTTCCGCCGGGATATCTGCGTGCGTTCCGCTACAACCTTGCGCTCGAACTTGCGCCGGAGTTTGGTGTTGCGCCGCCCCCGGACGTGCGCCGTATTGCGATGTACAGCAAGCGCGACTTGAAGCGCATCAACAACCCGCATGACGTGATGGCGATGCCGTACAGCCTGATGGCGCGTCGTAACCGTTACAACATTTACGCCGGAAACTACTAATCATGGCAACCAAAATTACGATTGCGAACCTTCCGGCTACCTCGTCAACGACGGGGCCGGATCAGTTCGTTTTGGTGCAAAGTGGCTTAACTAAAAAGATTACGAATACCAATCTTTTTACGAACGCCACGTTGACGAACCCGACGATGACGACGCCGACCCTTGGCGTTGCAGTAGCGACGAGCATTAACAAGGTTGCGATTACCGCTCCGGCGACGAGTGCGACGTTGACGATTGCCAATGGCAAGACGCTGACGGCCAACAACTCCATCACGCTTGCGGGCACTGATGCGACGACGATGACGTTTCCGTCCACGTCAGCAACAATTGCTCGAACGGATGCGGCACAGACATTTACCGGCACCCAGACTTTTTCTGGCGCAGTGGTCGGCAGTGTGCAATCGCTTTCTGGCCCTGGCGCGGTGAACGTCACGACCTTTACGACCGCGTTTACTTCTACCGGCACGGGCGATGCGCTGACGCTGGCTGACGGTGTAGCGGGTCAGTTTAAGGCCATCGTATACGTCGCAGAGGCCGCAGGAGCGGACACCGGCATATTGACGCCGACCAACTTTGGTAACGGCACGACGATTACGTTCAACGCCGTGGGCGAGAGCGTGTTGTTGCAGTTTCTCGGCACCGATTGGTGGATCGTGTCGAATAACGGCGCGACCGTCGCTTAATCCATGAAGACGCCGATCCTCGGCTCATCCTATGTCGTGCGTAGCCCTAACGCGGCAGACGCACGCATGGTCAATTTGTATCCCGAAGTTATACCCGAGGGCGGTAAGGAGCCTGCTTACCTACAGCGATGCCCCGGCATGAAGCTGATCGCTTCGGTCGGTCAAGGGCCGATTCGTGGGCTGTGGAGTTTTGATAACAACCTATATGTTGCTTCGGGCAGTGAGCTTTTTAAGGTTACGCCTAACATTACGATCACCAAGCTCGGCAACATTACCGGCACTGGCCCGGTGTCGATGGCTGATAACGGCTTTCAGTTGTTTGTCGCGTGTAACCCAGATGGTTTCATCTACAACTACACCACAAATGCGTTTCAGCAAATTACTGACCCAGATTTTCCTGGCGCGGTAACAGTCGGGTATCTGGATGGGTACTTTGTATTCAACGAACCCAATAGCCAGCGTATCTGGGTAACGCAGCTTTTAGACGGTTTGTCTGTTGATCCGCTTGATTTTGCCAGTGCCGAAGGCTCGCCTGACGGGCTGGTATCAATCATCATCGACCACCGCGAGGCGTGGCTGTTTGGCACCAACTCAGTTGAAGTCTGGTACAACTCGGGCAACCCCGATTTCCCGCTTGAGCGTATCCAAGGTGCATACAACGAAATCGGATGTATTGCCCCGTATAGCGTAGCCAAACTCGATAACAGCGTGTTTTGGCTTGGAGCCGACGCACGAGGTCAAGGCATCGTCTATCGCGCCCAAGGCTATCAGGGTGTGCGTGTATCGACTCACGCCGTAGAGTTTGCGATCCAGCAATACGACAACATGTCGGATGCGCTGGCATATACCTACCAGCAAGACGGCCATGCGTTTTACGTACTTATTTTTCCGAGTGCGCAAACCACATGGGTGTATGACGCCGCGACAGGTTCGTGGCACGAACGTGCTGCGCTTGTTAACGGCGAATACCGCCGACATCGTTCGAACTGCCATGCGCCGTTTAACGGTAATCCAACCGTAGGCGATTTCCAAAACGGCAATCTCTACGAGTTTAGTTTGGCGACTTATTTGGATGATAACGTCGTTCAAAAGTGGCTACGTCGATGGCGTGCGCTGCCCACCGGGCAAAACAACCTTACTCGAACGATCCATCACCAGTTGCAGCTAGATTGCCAAACGGGCGTTGGGTTGTCGGGGGATGAGTCAAGTTCTGCGCTCGATCAGATTCTGGCAACTGAGACGTTGCTAGAACTGGAGACAGAACAAGCCGTCTCACCGAATACCGAGCCAAGTTCTATATTTGCAACGATTGGGGCCAACATTGGTTCTGATCCGCAAGTTATGCTGCGCTGGTCTGACGATGGCGGTCACACTTGGAGCAACGAGTATTGGCGCGATGTCGGCGCGATTGGTGCAACTGAAACCCGCGTCATCTGGCGTCGGCTCGGCGCAACAATGAAGTCTCGTGACCGAGTTTATGAGGTATCGGGAACTGATCCGGTAATTGTTGCCATTATGGGAGCGGAGCTACAACTTAGCCCGACTGACGCGTAATGGTTGACAATACGACCAACATTCCAGCCCCACGCGTACCGTTCATTGACGAGCGGACGGGGTTGATTTCCCGTGAGTGGTTCCGGTTTCTCAATAACCAGTTCCAATTAACGGGCGGTGGCACGACGCAGATCACGACTGCCGACTTAGAGTTGACCCCGGCGCTGGCGGCGACGACAGAAGATGCTATCCCAGAGCTACAAAAAGAAATTGACGCGTTGAAAATTGCGCCTCCGTTACTGCCGCTGAATACGCCGAACTACGGCATGTTCTACGACACAACTACGCAAACAGCGGCGGCAATAAATACCGCCTATCCTATTACGTTCAATACGACAGCGTATGGCGTAGGGGTTAGACGAGGAACCACAACGTCGCAAATTTTGATTCAAAACCCCGGCGTTTTTAACTTTAATTTTTCGATACAGTTTGACAAAACGTCTGGTGGTGACGCGATTGCTGACGTATGGTTCCGCAAGAACGGGACGGATATTGCAGATTCGGCGTCACGCATCCGCATTAAAGGAAACAACGGCGAAATTTTTGCGTCCGCCAGCGTGTTCCAAGAAGCGTCTAACGGCGATTACATTCAGATCATGTGGGCGACTGACAGCACTGACGTGCAACTTGCCTATTTTGCGGCGGCAGCGCCTGTACCGGCTATTCCGTCTATTATTCTTACCGTTACTCAGGTGAATTTATGACTGTTTTCCTTTCGCCTCTTGCCGGAGCAGGGGCACAGTTTTTCGACAACAGCGGAAATCCGTTATCTGGCGGTAAGATTTTTACTTACGCGGCTGGAACGACGACGCCACAAGCGACTTACACAAGCGTTTCCGGCGCGACCCCAAATACTAATCCTATTGTTCTCAATTCGGCTGGACGCACCACAAGTGAAGTCTGGTTGTCAGAGGCGGTCACGTACAAGTTTGTGCTGACAACTTCTGCCAACGTGCAGATTGGAACTTATGATGACATCTCTGGCGTCAACGATTTGACGGTCGCTGGCGTTTCGTGGACTGAGGTAACGGGCACCCCGACAACTCTCGCGGGTTATGGCATTACCGATGCATTGTCTGCGGCCACGGCTGCAACGACTTACGCTCCGATTGCCAGCCCGACCTTTACGGGAACTGCGCTTATTCCTGATAACGCACCGACCAATACAAACTATCCGGTTGGGTATCGAGACGCTCCGCAGAACAGTCAGACGGGCAACTACACGCTGATTGCCTCAGATGCTAGCAAAACCATCGTAATGAACGGGTCAAGCTTGACCCTTACGATTCCGGCTAACGCGTCAGTGCCATATCCCACGGGAACGGTCATCGTCATCATTAACGTCAACGCGACGTCTCTGTCGATTGCGATTACGTCCGACACTTTGACGCTTGTGAACAGCACGACGACCGGCACCCGAACCTTGGCTCAAAATGGCGTGGCGACCTGTATCAAAATCGGCGCGACCTCGTGGCTGATTAGCGGAGCGGGCTTGACCTAATGGGCGCTGCGATCCTTGCATCCTTGATTAATGGCTCAACCGGCGGTGCCGGTGCGGGCGTTTATGACGCATCTGAACCAGGCACGGGGTCAGTGACGATCCCGGCGTCGGCTATTGGCGTCACGATTGAATGCTGGGGTGCAGGTGGTGGCGGCGGTTATGGCTACATCGGCTTTATTGCTCCGGGTGAACCAGAGGTGTTCCCCGGCGGCGGCGGTGGTGGTGGTGGTTATAGCAAAACCATCTTGGTGTTGACCGGGCCAGATTCTGGTAAAACAATTAATTACACTGTCGGCGCAGGCGGTGCGGGCGGCACAGGATTTTCGCCTAATGGGGAACCGGGTACATACTCAAATGTATATTCTGGGACTTACACAATTACGACCATGACCTCAAACGCCGGTAACGGTGGCGACTCAGGCCAGTTTGCCCAGCAAGGCGCTGGCGGTTCAGCTTCGGGTGGCAATACGACTAACACGGCTGGCAACGGTGGGGCGTTGTATACGCAAGCCGGGGCGACGGGGATTGCTGGCGTCAACTCTTTGACAGCCGGTGCAGGCGGCAACGGCGGAGAGTTCTTTGACGGCGAGGCTGGACTCAATGGCCGCGTCCGTATGGTCTTTACGTTTTAAGGTGACACATGGCAGTTAATCTCAGAGTTTTAATCCCGGCCAAAATTGCCGAAGCGTCCCAGACGACGCAGTACACAGCCACGAACGTGTCGGCCATTATCGACAAGTTCACGGCTACGAACTACGACACGACGGCCCGGACGATCTCGGTCAACCTTGTAACCGGCTTTGATAACGCCGGAAACCAGAACCTTATCGTCAAGGCTAAGACCTTGCTGCCGTCTGAGACGTATACCTTTCCCGAACTGGTCGGCCACATTCTGGCCCCCGGCGGGTATATCTCAACGCTGGCCTCTGCGGCGACGGCCATTAACATTCGGGCGTCAGGGCGAGAAGTATCGTGATTATTCGGCAGGCAGTTGCTGAAGACCTAGACCAGTATTTAGTGCTGGGTGAGGCTTTCCAGCAGGCATCGCCTGTCCATTGTGCGTTGCCGTTCGATGCCAATGGATTTACAAACTTTTTTTTATCGGGCATTGAAGAGCCTGACATGGGCATTTGGGTTGTAGAAGACAATGGGAAGATTATTGGCATTGCCGGTGCCGTGGTTTACCCAATGTTTTTTAGCCGAAAGAACAAAGTCGCACAGGAACTTTGGTGGTGGATGCTGCCAGAGGCCCGTGGGAATGGTATTGGTAAGAAATTGTATGATGCGATAGAGTCGTGGGCATCTGAGCGTGGCGCAAAAGCCTTGTTTATGGTTGCCCTTGAGGATCAGAACGCTCCCAAAATGGAGCAAATTTACAGAAACAGCGGATACCGCCCTATGGAGCGGACGTTTTTTAAAGAGGTCGCGTAAATGGGTATTGCAACAGCAATTGTCGGCAGCGCATTGATTGGTGGCGCAGTCGCTTCAAGGGGCGCTAGCAAACAAGCCAGAGCAATTCGCGAAGGCGCCGCAGAGCAAAAAGACGCCACGCTAACAGCTCAGCGCGAAGCCCTAGCCGCTACGCAACCGTTCCGCGATATATCGCTGGAGCAAATGAACCAGTTGGCGGCTCTTTATGCGCCCGGTGGCGAATACTACAAGATGCCCAGTTACGATGAACTGCAATTTGATCCTGCGTTCGCCCTTCGAGAAGAGGCAGGGATGCGGGCATTAGAGCGATCCGCAGCGGCTCGTGGCGGGTTGCTCTCTGGTTCAATGTTGCGCGGCGTAACGGAATACGGCCAACGATTGAAGTCTGAGGAGTACCAAAATGCAATGGCCCGTGCGATGGGTCAGCGTGCTGCGCGAACCAACGTACTGTCTTCTATCGCTGGGCTTGGTCCGGCGATTGCAGGCCAGCAAGCAAACATTATTACTGGAAGCGGAACGCAACTCGCCAATATTGCAGGCCAAGCGGCTCAAGGCCGTGCGTCAGCGTATGGCGCTAAATACAACGCGCTGGGTCAGGCAATCGGACAAGCTGGCATGGGATACGGCCTTTACAAAGGCGGGTACTTTGATCGCGTTGGCGGAGGGCAAGGCTAATGCCTATTACACCCATTGAAGTTCCCAACATACTGGGTTCTTACGTTCAAGGACTTGAACTCGGACGGCAGGCGCGTGCGCAACGCGCAAAAGAAGCCCAAGCCCTAGAATTGCGGAACATGCTTGCTGCGGCGACTCCAGAGCAATTGGAAGACCCTCGATTCATTAATCAGTTGATCGTTCGGCCTGGCGGTGCAGAAATTGCAAAACCGCTTGCAGAGTCATTAACGGCTCGTCAAGGGATGCGTAAGAACGAACTTGAGATTATGAAATTGGAGGTTGAAAGACTTGCTGGAGAGGCAGGATCGTTCCTCCAAGCCTATCAAGACAACCCGGCTAGCTTAAATAAGGCGTCTGTTGCGCCTTGGTTAAATTCCGCTGTTCGTCGTGGATTGATGAACCCGGAGGACTTGCAGACGTTTGAAGCAATGCCAGACGATCCGGCGCAATTAGCCGCTCGATTGCAGCAATTGCAAGCACAAGGCATGAGCGTCGCCGATCAATTAAGATATACAACGCCGACGGCTGGAGAGCGTTTGACCGCTGAAACGACGATACGCGGCCAAAACATCGGCGCGGAAACCACAAGGCGTGGTCAAGACATCACGGCTGAGACAACCCGTCGAGGTCAAGACATATCGGCTGAAGTGTCACGACGCGGACAAGACATCAGCGCGTACATTCAAGGGCCAGAGCATCAAGCCTCAGTCACAACTGCTCGTAAAAGGGCGGAATCTGACGTTAAGTTTGTTGACGAGTTTAATTCTGCGAAAACAACTGCGCAAAGAACTTTGTCGCTTATTGACCAAATGCTCGGTGATGCAACGGTTCAAAACAATAAAGTTGTGGTGCCGCAATTAGGCGGCAAGCCGGGCAAAAGGCCCATGGCGGGATTTGAACAAGCGGTGGGCGCATCTATTATTCCTGGCGCAAGATTTGTTCCGGGTTCATCCGCAAGAAATTTCAATGCGTATCACGATCAAGCAGTCGGAACTGCTTTTATGCAAGCGTTTGAAACGCTGAAGGGCGGCGGTCAGATCACGGAAAAAGAAGGTGAAAAAGCCACTGCTGCATTGAATCGCATGAACTTGGCCGTTGATGAAAAAGAATACATTAAGGCTGCCCGTGAGTTCCAAACGGAAGTTAAATCGTTGTTGAACTTGGCGGAAACGCGGTACAACAAGATTCGTCCGGGCGGAACAAGCGTTACAGGCGGTACGCCCTCGATTGATGCTTTGCTCGAAAAGTACAAGTAGGCAAGTAAATGGCAACAGTGGCGCAACTTGAAGCTGCCCTGATTAAGGCTGACGCGGCGGGTAACACTGATGACGCGAAAGTCTTAGCAGCAGAAATACGCCGGATGCGTGCAGCGGAACCTCCTGCTGCGCCGACGGAAATACCGGCTGAACGCCAAGAAGGGTTCTTTGGGCGCTTCCTCCGCCGCATGGGCACTGTGGGCCCGTCTGCCGGTATGGTTGACGTATCGACGACTGCTCGATTGCCGCAAGAAGCCCTAGAGGAACAGGCCAGACAACAGGCTGCCGTTGGTCTCGGCTTTACGGCTGGTCCGGTATTGGCCGGGGTAACACGATTAGCTGGTACGGCGATTCCTGCTATACAACGTGTTACGCAAGCCCTAGCTCCTGCATTTGAGACGAGCGGATTTCGCACCGGGCTTCCAACTACTGCTGCGGCACCGACCCGCGTTGCGACTCGTATTGTTGGCGCTGCTGCGCCCGGAGCAATTGGTGGGTTGCCGGTCGATGAGGCTGGAACGGGCGCTGCCGTCAGCACAGGCGTTGCTTTGCTTGCCCCGCCTGTTGCCAGCATCGTCGCAAAGGGTGGCGGATACGTTGCTGACGCGCTGCAAGGTCGAGTAGCGACGGCGCGTGCTAACAAGTTATTGCGCGAAACGATTGGCACTGAGGTCAATGCGCTAAAAGACGCGATGCGTCGAACGCAGATACCTTACATCGGCGCTCAACCAGACATTCCGCCTAGCCGTGTTGCGGCACAGTTGGATTTGCCTGCGTTGTCTGCGTTGCTAGCGAAGGCAGAAGAAATGAGTCCGACGGGCGCTGCCAATGCGTTCCGCTTGAAAGAAACGCAAGACACCGTTAACGAATTGGCAAGAATTGCCGGTGGCCCAACGGCTGAAACAGCCCGTGCTGCCCGTGAAACGACCAAGGGCGCATTGAGCGAACTGACAGGCCGGATGCGCGAAGAATCATTTGCCGCTGCTCGACGCACTGGCGAAGTCATGCCGCGCTTGGCTGAAATTGCTACGTCTGCTCGAAAAAGCGCCAAAGCCGCTGTTCAACGAGTTCGTCAATTTACGGCTTCGATTGATAGCGCAGAAGATTGGGCGAAGAACTGGGTCACGCAATCACGTTTGGTCGAAGGCCCAGACGGCACGTTTACCCGGGAGTATCTCCGAGGCACTGGCGAAGCTGGTGTAAGGCCGCCCGGTCGTTATACGTTCCCCGGTGAGATTGCGGTTGCCGCAGAGCGTCGTGCGGGAACGGCTGCGGAAGAGTCGTTGCGTGCAGGGGCACAAGCCCGTGCGGCAGAGAACACTTTGCAGAGCATGGTGGATCGCGGTCTTCAGCCGATCACCGTGGACCGATTTACTGGGCCAATTGACAACTTAATGAACGACCCGGACATCGCAACAAATCCGGTGCTGCGTAAAGCGTTGCCTCAAATCCGTCAAATGTTTGACGATTGGGCGAATCAGTATGGTGTGATTACGCCGGAAGCCGTGTATGCCATTCGCAAGAACGGCATCTCAGGGGTCATTAAAGAATTGGCTGGCGGGGAGACTGCTGACTCGCAGGCCAAACTGGCGTCGGCAATTTTAAAGAAAATTCGCCCTGCAATTGAAGAGAGCATTGAGGCGGCTGGCGGTAGAGGCTTTAACGATTATTTGCGGTCGTTTGAGCGCGGCATGAGCGACATTCGAGGGATGGAGTTAGCCGACCAAATCCGTAAGTGGTATCAAAGCGGCAAGCCTGCCGACCGTAAAAAGATTGTTGATCTGCTGGCGGGCGAGTCGCCTGACGTTGTGGAAGACTTCTTTGGGTCAGGCCGGTACAGGATTGCGCAAGAGATGGCAAAAGACTTGCCGCTCCTTGAGCGCATTGGCAACGCCGTTCAGTTAGACATCAAGGCTGCCGCGCAAGCGAAGGCTGGCCGCAAGCCGCTTGCTGAGATCATTGAGGCGCAATCGGCCCGTCTGCGATTCCCGTTTTTTACTCGCGCTTCGACTGCCGTGAACGAAATTGTCCAAGCGATTGAGCAGAAAGTAGGCCGCGAAACCATGGACGAAATCGTCAAGGCCGCACAGAGCGGACGCGATTTCAACGCTCTGCTCAACGCTTTGCCCACTAAAGAACGCAGCGCATTTTTGGCGCAGTTTAAGAACGCGGACTCATGGGGTAGATTCAGCACTCAAGTCGCCAACGCCGCTCGATCTTTTGCGGTGTCTCAGACCGGCGAGGAACCGGATGTGACCGTTACTAAGATCGGCAATCGGCTCATTGAGCAACCTAATCAAAATGCATTGAGGCCATAACATGTTAAAAGGCGCACTCAAATCTAAGACTGTTTGGTTTAACGTCCTAATCGCTGTGCTAGGCGGCCTCGAACTGGTCGGCGCACACCTCACGACGTTGTTTGGTAATCAGATCGCCGCAGCAATCTTGCTGGCCGGTGGTATCGCTAACCTTGCCCTGCGTGCTGTCACCACACAGGCACTATCGGAGAAGTGACGTGGATGAGATGCAAGTTCTGTTTAATGTCGCGGTGGGTATCGCAGGCGTTTTCGGTGGCTGGATACTAAACAACATCAGTCGAGCGATTGAACGGCTTGATCGGGAAGTCCGTGATTTCCCGCATGTGTACGTCCGCCGGGAAGATTACAAAGACGACATTAAGCACATCAAGATTACGCTTGACCGCATCTTTGATCTGATCGGCGAACTGCATCACAACAAGGCTGACAAATGATCCCTTGGTGGCTGTGGCGTGTCGCGCCATACGCCATAGGCGTAGTCGTCATTGTTGTAGCGTCATGGGGCGCGTTGAATAACGCTAAAGAGGAAGGACGCAATGAGCTTCGGCCAGAGATTGAAAGACTTGAAGCCGAATTGGCAGCGGAGCGATCTGCCCGAGCGCGTGCGCAAGCTGCTTCAAATGCGTATCGGAGTGAGATGGATGGTCTTCGTAATCGTCCTCCTGTGTCTCGCCCTGTCCGCTTGTGCGTCAACCCCGCGCCAGTGCCCAGCCCCCGCGAGTCCGCCCCCGGAACTGATGGTTCCTCCACCAGCACCGGGAGCAACGCAGGACCGTCTGGACCAAATACTCAAGCAGGGCCGGACATCGGCCCCGACCTCTACGCCCTAGCACAATCATGCGATGCGGAGATTGCCAAGCTCCGCGCATTACAGGGGTGGGTCCGTGACGTTCGATGAAGCGTTCAATCTGCTGCTGCTACACGAAGGCGGCTTTAGCGATCACGCTGCTGATCCTGGCGGCAAGACTAAGTACGGCATCACTGAGGCCGTAGCCCGAGAAGAGGGCTATCACGGCGATCTGAAGCAATTGCCGCTGACGACGGCACATCGCATCTATCGCAAGAACTATTGGGATGCCATGCGGCTCGATCAGTGCCCGCCTGAAGTGCGGTTTGATTTATTTGACGCAGCGGTGAATTCTGGTG